GGCTTGCGGGGAGGGGTATGCCTAGCGGGTGGGCTTCTGTCGAGCCTTCTTGCGGGCGGGGCCGTAGTAGGGGGCGCGGCGGACGTACTTGCCGGTGTAGCGGCGCAGCTCGATGCGCTCCAGGATGCCGGCCTTGACGCCCTCGGAGAGGTAGCGCTTTGCGCATGAACGTTTGCACTTCCAACGCTTCTCCCAGTAGTCGATGGGGTGGAAGCCGGGCGGGGCCTTCTCGGCCTGCTTCTGGATCTCGGAGACGATGGCGTCGAGGATGTCGTCCCTGACGCGGTGGTTGGCGACGACGCTGGTGCCTTGGCTCATTTGGTCTTGGGGGTGAAGAAGCGCAGGCCGGTGTTCCAGACCCATTTGCGGCCGACCTTGTGGACCAGCCAAGCCTTGTAGTTTTCGCCGTCCACCCAGCCGGCCACGAAGCCGGAGCCCCAGCGGGCGGTGGCTAGGCGGTGCGATGCGTAGCTCATCTCGTCCTTGAGGCACAGGCACCCGGCGCTGAAGGCGTTCCCGCTGCCGTGCTGGGTCAGGGCGATGCTGGCGAGGTTGTGGGTGTGGCCGTGTACCAGGGCGCCGCCGTGGACGGCGTAGTGCAGGCCCTGCTTTACTGTCGCGTTCTCGCCGTGGGCATAGCCATGCACGAAGGCCACGGGGCCTAGTCGGTGGACGCCCTTGTCGGCGTGGTATGGCAGGATGACTTTGCAGCCTGATGCCCTGGCGTTGGCGCAGATCTCGGACTTCACGTCGTGGCAGTAGTCGCGGACCATCGCGGAGCTGGCCGTCGAGATCAGGCTGTCGAGGCGGTGCTCGTGGTTGCCCCAGAGCCAGACAGTGGGAGAGAAGCGGCGGATGAAGGCGTTGCCGGCCATGATGTCGCCCTTGAGGGACTCGCCGGACTCGGCGTCATTCGAGCCGACGCCACGGCGGAGGGCGCGGAAGTCGTAGTGGTCGCCGCCGGCGATGCGGACGTGGGGCTTGTAGTCCTTGCAGAACTCCCAGAGGGCGGCGAGGGCCTCGGGGTCGGCCATGTCCCCGTGGGAGTCGGACGCGAAGACGAAGCGGGTGGGCTCGCTCACTTCTGGCCTCCTTTCGCGGCGTTCCATTCAATCCGCACCCGGTCGAACTCCAGCGACCAATGGTGGTCGCCGACCATCTCACGCAGCTTAATGCCGACGGCGATGGATTGATTGCCAGCGTTTGTCAGCCGCTCGACCTCGCCCTTGAGGCGGGCGTAGTCGGAATGGAGGACATACTCGCCCTCGGAAAACTCCATCACTTTCGGTTCAATCATTTGGGCTTGGTAGGACGGCTCAACGCATTGAACCACGGGCTGGTATCGCTTCGGTTCGCTCACGACTGCTTGCCCTCCTTGGCTTTGTGCCACGCTTCGACTTCATCAATGCAAACATCTTCGACCTTCTCATACTCCGACCAATAATCGTTGTATTCAAGACTGATGGCTTTGCCAGCAAGGGCATCCCCGGCCTTGGTCAGGCGCTCGACCTCGGCCTTGAGGCGGGCGTTCTCATAGTCTAGTTTCTTGTATTCCTCATAGGGAACAAACTTTTCGGGAGGTTTGCATCCCATAGCGATGTGCCAGATAGTGGGCTCGCTCACAGGCGCACCTTGCCTTTCACAGTGCGGGGGCGGTAGACCTTGGCGATCGTGATGCCCAGGCGGCGGGAGCCCGCGTACAGGGTCGGGTAGGGGATGCCGGACTCGGCCGCAGCTTGACGGAGGGTCAGGCCGCAGGCCCGGGCCTTGAGCAGGGTCTGCTCGACGCTGTCGCTGGTCTTGCGCTGGGGCGTGGCCTTGATGTTGGACGCGAGCAGGTTGCCCCCTTCGCGGCGGGCGTTCAGGGTGGTGCCTCCGCCCCAGGCGAGTTTCCGCCGGCAACCAGCGGGCCACGTGGCGCCGACCTTCTCGAGGAAGGCGTTGATGACCTCGACCTTCACGTTGGCCATCTCGGCCGCTTCGTGGGCGGTGAAGCTCTGGCGGTAGGCAAGCCGGCACTTGGCGGCTAGGCGCTTCTCCTCGGGGGTCCACTTGCCCTGGTCCTTGAGCCAGTTGCGGTGGATGCCGGAAGGGCAGCGGGAGAGGAACTTGAGGCGGGTGGGCGTGATGGCCCACTTCTTGGAGAGGTCGTACAGATCGGCAGGGGTGTCCCCGTAGCCGGCGAGGGTGAAGGGGTCGATGCTCACAGGTGCCAGAGTTGGGCGGTGCGGTAGCCGTGGAGCAGGACGCCTTCCTGGTCTCCGCTCGTCGCGTAGATAGTCTCGTCGAAGGGGACCGACTCCATGATCTCAAGGATGCTCTGACTTTCCTCCTCGTTGGCGGCCTGCCAGCCGTGGCGGACGATGCGGACAGTGTGCAGCTTGATGCCCTTCTCGTCGCACGCGGCCTTGATGACGTTGTACTCGTTGAGGTAGCGCCAATCGGTGACGGCGTAGGTATGCTTGTCGCACATGTGCGAGAGCTCCTGGGCAATCATCGCGGCGAAGACGTCCTTGTTGCGTCGGCGCATGGCGCGGCCGAACTCGACCAGAAGCGGGCGGTCCTGCAGCTTGTCCTCTTCGCGGCCGTAGTTGACGTCGATGCCCACGTCGTTGGCGGCCACGCGCAGGGCCTCCTTGAGGGAGTCGGCGAAGGCCACAGTGTCGATGGGGTTCTTGGCACCGGCCAGCAGGCCACGGGCGAAGGTGTCCTTGCCGGCGCGGGCAAAGCCGCAGATTAGGACGCAGTGTTTGTCGGTCATGGTCAGAAGGTGTCGGGCGGGGTGAGCGTCTGGCCCTTCTTGGCCCAGGTCAGCTTGTACTTGTAGGTGGGCTGGCCGTCGCGGGGCTCGCCCGGGGTGACTTCGACGAGCGTCTCGGTGGTCTTGCCGGCGGCCTTGGAGACGTAGGCCACGTAATCCTCGGGGGTCTGGCCGGCGAAGGCGCTGACGTACTGGCCGGACATCTTGCCCACCATCATGGCGAGGGAGTTGGCGTACTTGGTGCCGTAGGACTGGGACAGGCAGTTGCCTTCGGCGTCCATGAAGAAGACGCGGCAGGACATGGTGCCGTCGTCCCAGGTGCGGACCTTCTCGACCTTGGGCTTGCTGACGCGGAGGTTGTAGATGCCGGTCTTCGTGATGGTCTTGAGGGCCGGGCGTTCGGGGGGCTGGTTCATTTGTTCTGGGTGGTTGGGTGGTTAGGAAAAGGAGAGGGGGATGGCTTCGCCGGGCTTCTTGTAGGGCTCGACCTTGATGATCTCGGCCGGGTAGGTGGGCCACGAGTCAAACTCGGTGCACTTCTGGAAGGTCGTGATGGCCTCCAGCATCTTGATGCCGCCATCGGCAATCAGCTCCTGGTCGAGTTCAAAGACGGCGCCCTCGTAGGGGGCCTCCTTCTCGACGGCGATGATGCGGAACCCCTTGGGCGACTCGCCGAAGTTAAGTTTCCAGAGGTGCATGTACCAAGCGGCCTGCAGGCGGAAGTCCGGGTTGCGCTGCAGCTCGCGGCCGAAGCCGTACTGCGTGGCCTCCTCGCGGGTCGTCTTGAGGTCGTAGATGTAGCCGTCGGCGCCGAGGAAGTCGATGCACCCCTTGAGCGGGACGCACATGTAGGTGGCCGACAGGGCGATCTCGGCGGCGTGCACGCGGATGCCGTGGGCGGCCATCACGGCGCGGAGGCCGTCGGCGTAGTGCAGGGCGTTGTCGTACTCGTCGCAGTCGCAGGGCAGGTCGGTGTCGGCCAGCGTGGTCTTCCAGTACTCGTAGGCGGCCTTGCCTTCCTTGGTGTTCTTCTTCACGTCCGGCTCGGGCTTGTAGCGGGCGAACAGGTCGGGCTGCAGGACGGCGGCGTGGGTCATAATGCCTTCGCGGAGGGCGGCGGTGGCCTTCGGGGGGTTGGCCAGGGCGTGCTTGTACTTCGCCGGCGACCGGAGGAGCACCTTGGCCATGGTCTGGTTGAGGTAGCCGGTCAGGGTGTCGTAGCCCGTGCGGGTGATGGTGAACGCCTTCGCGGCGATGTCTTGGGTGGTGGGTAGGGACTGCATGGTTGGGTTTGTTGGGTGGGTGGAAAGGGGAGGGGTGCCCTGTGAACTATGGAACATGCGCCGATCCATTGACGCAGGAAACACAGGGCGACCCCTGAAGGGTGTCAGAGGGTGTCGTCGGGGTTGTCCACGGCGTCCTCGACGGCCGCCATGGTGGTGTGCATGCCCTCGGCCTTCTCGTGCATGTTGTGCAGGGAGACCAGGAGCACGGAGACGCCGGAGCGGAGGGAGTTGAGGCGCTCGCGCAGCTCGTCGAGGTCGTGGACGTCGTCGATGTGGTTGAGGTCGGTGACGGCCAGCACGGCGCGCAGGCGGGTGAGGTCCTCGCCGATGCGGTTGATGTCGGTCTGGGTGACGAAGGCCAGCAGGTAGGACTGCAGGGCGTTGGCCTCGGCGGAGAGGCGCTGGAGGTTGGCGCGGGCGGAGTCTTGGGGGCTCATGTGCGGGAAGGGATGGTGATCTCCTTGATGTCGCCGGGCGACTTCACGAAGTAGCGGACTTGGGAGCGCTTGAGGGTGGGGTAGGTGTGGACCTTCCACGCCCGCATCGTCGTCTCCAGCCCCTTGGCCGTCGCGGCGGTGCACTCCCAGAAGGCTTCCCCGTCCAGCAGGATGAGGAGGCCGTAGAGGTAGACGCCGTCTTTCTCGGCGAGGCGCTCGATGGACTTGGGGATGTCAGCCATGGCGGCGCTTGTCGGCCCACTGTTGGCAGGCGTCGATGATGTCCTGCTCGGTGCAGTCCGGGGCGTGGCGGACGACGTACCAGAGTTGGTCGCCGGCCTCGCGCATGAACTCGTTGCGCTCTTCCAGCTGGGCGATGCGGGCCTTGGCGGCCGCGAGCTCGTTGATACGCTCCAGGTTCTTCATGGCCTCGCCGATCGGGTCGAAGGGCTGGCCGCCGGGGGTGAGGAAGTCGCTCACGACTGGGCCTCCTTGGCGACGGCCGCGTTGAAGGCCGGGTTGTTGGCGATGCTGGTGAGGTGCTCGGGG